CATTATTACAATCAAACTTGCAATGGCAAGTACAACAAAGGAGAAGTCAGATGACAAACCCACTAAAGGGCGAGATTGAGATAGAGTTAGGCGGTCAAACTTATAAATGTAGATTGACCATAGTTTCACTGGTAAAGATAGAAGATGAACTGGATGCAGGGATTCTTGAATTAGCCTCCAATATATCTGAAGCAAAAATACGTCTCAAAACACTTTTAGTAGTGTTGAGATACGCTTTGCGAGGAGGCGGTAACGATTTTGATGAGCGTAAAATGAAAGAAATACTTTCTTCTACAGGTATAATCTCTGCTTCTGCTGTCGTGGCTAAATTATTAGCAGATTCACTAACTGACCCAGACGAAATAGAAGAAGGCGGTTCTGCAAAAAAGCAGGAGACTTCAGAATAGAATGGAAGGTCTATATGCAAATATGTCTTGGCATGATGATGATGAGACCAGAGGACTTTTGGAATATGTCTCCTAGAGAAATGTGGGAAGCTATAAAAGGCTTTAAGCAATTCCACGCATCTGAGCCTGAAAGACCTATGACTAATGACGAATTGCAAGACTTAATGGAGTTATACCCAGACTAATGGCTACAGTAGACGAATTAAAGATACTTATAAAAGCTGAGACAAGGCAGTTAAAAAAAGAACTGGATCAAGTTAATCGCAAGCTGCGTACAACTAATCAACAGGCACAAAAATCTTCAACGATGCTCACAGCAGGCTTTAAGAAAGCTGCTTTAGGTATAGCGGGATTTGGTTTGGCTATAGGCAAAACAGGAAGCGTTGTTGCAAATGTAGGTTCAGGATTTGAAGATTTAAAAGACTCTTTAGATACTGTGTTTGGAAGTGTAGATGCAGGCGATGAAGCAATGCAAAAAATATTTAAGTTTGCACAAACCACGCCTTTTCAAATTGAAACAGCTACAAAAGCATTTATAGCACTCAAATCAGCAGGTATAGAGCCGAGTATGGATATGTTGCAAACCTTTGCTGATACTGCTTCAGTTTCCGTTGATCAGTTAGGAACATTTGAAGCAATGATAAGACTCGTACAAAGGTCTGCTGCAGGAGGAATGGGTCTTGAAGAACTTAATATGATTTCTGATAGAGGTATCAATGTTACTGGAATGCTGCAAGAAAAATTAGGTCTGACTAGAGATGAACTTAGTACATTTGGTAAAACCGCAGAAGGTGCGGCAGAGATGGTAAGAGTTCTTATAGAAGAACTAGGTGTTGAGTTTGGTGGTGCAATGGCATCAAAAATGGATAATTTATCTACCAAAACTTCAAATATGACTATTGCTTTTAGGCAGCTTGGTGATGAACTTTTTAAATCAGGTCTTGGTGACTTTCTTAAAGGTATGGCTGATCAACTGACAGCAATGGCAGAGTCAATAGCAAAATCTGTCAGAGCTGCTAGAGGTGCAGAAACTTTAATTGATGTAACTGGAAAAACTGATCTTAAAAGTCAATTGGAAGAACTTAAGCTTTTGAGAAAAGCGGAGGAGGATAAATTTAATCAAGGAGCAACCAAAAGGTTTATACAAGGCAAGGGCGGAAAAAGTGTAAAAGACATGAAAGACGCTGCTTTAGAAATGGAAAAACTTGATGGTTTAATAGCAGGTATAGAAGAAAAACTGATCATGCTCTCTATGAAAGGACATGACGGAGAAGGGGGATTGGCTGCTGAACTTATAGAGTTTCAATCTGTTTTTGGAAAGTTGCAAGAAGACGTAGTAAATCCAGTTACAAAAATCAATGAGCAACTAGCTTTAATAGATAAAATAGCTGCCAGTTCTACTCTTATGGAAACTTTTGGAACTACAGCAGAAGAAATAGAAAAAATAAGAACACATCTTAATGTTATGAAAGAGGAAGATTCTATATCAGAACTTGAAGAAGCATTTGGAGAACTAGCACCTGTGATTGCTGAAGCTACAAATAAATTTACAAATGATTTCGTGCAATCATTGATGGATGGCGAGAACGCTATGGATAGCTTTAAGAACCTATTTAAAGACATGGCAAGACAGATCATAGCTTCTGCACTACAAATGCAGATTATAAAGCCTATTATGGATGCTATGTTTACCGCAGTAGGTCTACCAGTTAGTGCTAAAGCAGGTGGTGGTAGAGTGCAGAAAGGTATGCCAACCTTAGTGGGTGAACGTGGTGCAGAAATATTTGTTCCTAACACTGGTGGTACGATAATGAACAACATGAACAGCAAAAACGCTTTATCAGGTGGTGGGGGTATAACTGTAGTACAACACAATAACTTTGCTTTAGGTGTGGGTGCTACTGCTAGAGCAGAGGTGGCTAAACTTTTACCACAAATACAAGAGTCTAGTAAGGCAGCAGTATTAGAAGCAGCAGCTAGAGGTGGTTCATTTAGAAGGGGGTTGATGGGTGGCTAGAATAATAGATATGCCAAGTACTCCTAACTTTGTTAGAAGCGAGTTTTCTTTATACAGAGCAATAGGACAAACAGCTTCACCATTTACAGGTAAACAGAAAACGCAAGAGTTTGATGCGGTATTTTGGCAAGCACAGGTATCTTTACCACCTTTGAACAGAACACAGGCGGTAGAATGGCAATCCTTTCTAATGCAATTAAAAGGCACTACAAACCATTTTAAGTTTGCTGACCCTGATGCCCTTACCAATACAGGATCGTTCGGCACAACGCATTTAATAAGCGAGAATAGAGTATCTAACACTAACGTATCTTTGACTGTTACAAATACAAACACTATAACTGCAAATGCTAGTACATTTGCTAATGCGATAGTTGGAGACTTTATTCATATAACAGGCATGACCAATGATGCTAATAACGGAACACATAAGATCACAACTAAAAACAGCAATACTGCTGTTGAAACAGATAGTGTGTTAGTTAATGAAGGTGCTACAAGTGGATGTAAGGTACAGATGAATGTTAAAGGTTCAACTGGCTTAAATCTTAAAACATCTGGTAGCAATAGTGGTGGAATAAAGAAAGGAGACTATCTTGGTGTGTTAGGTGCTGCTTCTGCCACCGCAAATCCTGTTCAGCTAGTCATGGCAGTAGAGGATGCGACCGAAACAAGCGGTAGTCCAAATCAATTTGCTGTGAGAACAGAGCCTAAGTTAAGATCAACATTAGCAACTGGACATTTTGTAAGATTTGATGCGCCAAAAGGTTTGTTTAGACTTTTAGATAATACTGTTGATTGGAACGCTGACCATAGATCTCTATATGGCATAAGCTTTGGATGTATTGAGGTTATTTAATGGCTACAAGAGCAGGCATAGATAGTGCAATAGAGGCAAGGTTAGGACAAGATCATCAAGAACTTTTCTTTGCAGTCAAAGCAGAATTTGACACAGATGATATATTGATATGGACAGGTAATGACGATCTTGTTATCAACTCTGAAACTTATACAGGAGCAGGTGCTTTACTGAGTATAAGTAGTATAGAAGATACGTTGGATTTGAAACCATCAGGTATTGCTATAGCTTTGTCAGGTATGGATTCAGATATATTAAATATGGCTTTGACTGAAAATTATCAAAACAGAGATATAAGTGTCTTTATGGGTTTTTTGATGGGAGGTAGTAACGAAGTAGCAGGTGTGTTAAAAGTTTTTGCAGGACGCATGATGTCTCTGTCTATAGATGACGGCATTGATGGAGCAACAGTCAGTATAGACGCTGAGAACAGATTGATAGATTTAGAGAGACCAAGTAATTTGAGGTATACAGCAGAGAGTCAAAAGTTTATAGATTCTTCTGACACATCACTTAACAGAGTACAACAATTACAAGACAAACAAATAGCTTGGGGTCAAAAACAAGACGTACAAAGCGGTAGTAGTCCTTTTGATGATCCTTATGATTATGTCACACAAAGATAATGAAAAAGCTACCAGATTGGGAAATAAAGTTTGACACGTTAGTAAACAGAAATCTTTACACACCTTTTGAGTGGGGAGAATGGGATTGTGTACACCTTACAAATACATTTATAAAAACCATGACAGGTGAAAGTCTTTTACCTAGTAACTGGAAATGGCAAACGAAAGAACAAGCCATGCAATGTATTTTTAAATACGGCAAAGGTAAAGGTTTGGTAGCAGCAATAGATAATGCTATAGAACAAAAAAGTGGTATAGATGCCATAGATATAGAATACATGTCTAAAGGAGATTTTGGAGTACATAAAGAAGAGACTGAATTAGCCTTTGTATTTGATGGATTTTCTACTTTAGGTGCTGATGCCGAAGGTCTTGTGATAGATAATGATGTTGATATCTTAAAAGTATGGAGAATCAATGGGTGACAAAGTAAAGAAGGCTCTAAAAATAGCTGCGATTATCTTTATCGGAGTAAAGTTATTTGCAACAGAAGCTTTTTTAGCTAAACAAAGTTTTTTTAAACTAGCAGGAGCGAAAGCTGTTGCTGCTAAAGCATTTGCTTATACTTTAGCTTTAGGTGTTCTCAGCAAAGGTATAAATGCTACAGGTGCTAACTTTGGTTCTAAAGTATCATCTCGTGCGCCAACTGAACCAAGACAAATAATATATGGACAAACTAGGGTAGGTGGAACGATAACTCACATATCTACTACAGGAACTGACAATCATTTGTTACATCTAGTTTTTGTGCTAGCTGGTCATGAAGTCAACAGCCTTGAAGCAGTGATACTTAATGATGAAACCTTAACCACATCATCTTCTACTGTAAGCGGCTCTACAGTGTTTACTGCTACCAATACAAAATTTACAAATACAGAAAATCCGAACGACTTTGGTAGTGGTCGTTTAGTTCGTTTTACATTTCAAGATGGATCACAAACTGCGGTTGACGGATTTATGGATGCACAGCTAGCTGCCATCACTTCTACTGATAAATATATAGATATGGCTTATGTATATATGCAGTGTGTATTTGATGCTGAAAAGTTTGGTGGCGGTATGCCTAATGTTTCTTTTATTGTTAAGGGCAAAAAGGTTTATGACCCTAGACTCAATTCAGGTAGTGGAGGCACAGCATGGAGCGATAATCCTGCATTAATAATTAGAGATTATTTGACAGATACTAATTATGGATTGAAAGCTAAAAGCGGTGAGATTAATGATGCAAACGTAGCAGGAGGCATCACAGCAGCAGCTAATAAATGTGACGAAACAGTAACACTTGCAGATGGTAGTTCCACAGAAAAAAGATATACAGCAAATGGTTTTACAAACTTTGCAGCTAACGGAGCAGGAGTTATTAATGGTGTATTACAATCAATGGCAGGATCAATGTCTTATGTAAATGGACAGTTTCAAGTACATTCAGGCGCACACCCTACACCTTCTTTAACAATTACTGATAATGACCTGTTACAACCCCTAGAAGTCAGCACAAAATCAACTACAGGTGATCTATATAATACAGTTAAGTCAGTATTTGTTGATGGCTCAAATAATTATATTGCTGCAGATGCTCCTATATATCAAGACTCAACATTTCTTACTGAAGATACACCTAATGGCACGAACTCTGATAAACCAAATTATGTCAAGACTATGGAAAAACAGTTGCCTTTTACTGTTACCCATACAATGGCTCAAAGATTGCAAAGAATTTCTTTAAAAAAACAAAGATTGGCAACTACAGTAGGAACAGTAGTAGATTTAAAATTTTTGAGACTACAGCCACATGATACTGTCATGATTACAAATGAAAGGCTTGGATACACCTCTAAAATATTTGAAGTACTATCTGCTGAAATGTTGATACAGGATAGTGAAGATGTGCCAACACTTGCTGTAGGTTTGGTCTTACAAGAAACCGCATCAACAGTTTATGATTTTGCCACGTCTGATTATCAAACACCTGTTGCGTCAGGAAGCACTCTAACAGTTGGTGACTATGCTTTGTCGCCACCTACGAATTTATCTGTCGCCACAGACACCACTACTGTTGATGTTATTACTAATACCTCTGTAACGGTCACATGGTCAAACGCAAGTTCGCCTTACATAATAGGAACTGAAGTATTGTTTAAAAGAAATTCAGACTCTGTT